GGCTCGTTCCTTAATGTTTTCGCCAATAGCCTGCCGGATCTTCTCCACCTCAATCGCCTCAAGCGGACGTCTGATGTGCTCGGGGAATTTTATTTTTTTAATCCGGCGCATCGGCGAGCGGTCGATAATATCTTCCTCCTCACACCAGGTGAAAAATGAGGATAATATTCGCCGTTGATTATCAGCGTGAATTTTCGAGCTGTTGGTCATTGTTTCCGCCAAACTCAGCCTTATATCAGTCACGTTAATGTCTTGTATCCTTTTGGGAATTTTTTCTAAAGTTGAACGCAGATGATAAAAATAAACCTGTAGGCTTCTTTTGCTGAGACCTTCTATTTTTTTCGCTATAAAAAACCTCTTTATGATATCCGCGTTGTTGCCGTCATCGACAACCAATTCTTTGCATGTTCTCGCAAGGGTAAATCCCTCAAATTTTGCGTACATTGTGTTTTGCAGCAACATCAAATCTTTACCGGATAAAACCGTCCCCACGTCATTGAGCACGGATTTTATGTACGTATCTCTGAGGTCTTCATCTGGCATCATAATCACCTCTTATTTCAGGTATCGCTCCATTCAATATATACATCAACGTATGATGCTTTGCATACACTTTATTAGCCAAGGTATCTCCATGAGTAACGGCGGCACGGAGGCCGTAGAGGTTAAGCTGGAGATAGCACATATTGACGCATTTTTGGTCAATGTCCCAAGCGTCTATCAACAGCACCTGCTGGGGGTTGTAACCAAGCTTAGCTATCTTGGACACATAGCCCAGCAGCATCGAGCCGCTGCCACATGCCGGCTCTGCTAATTTTATATACCCCTTTGCTGCAATAGCCTTCCTGATGTAGTCAGCGTCATCGACGACATTTGCAGTAAGCCTGCCCAACGAAGACGGCGTAAAAAATTGACCTGCCTGTTTACTATTAGCCTGCAGCCGATGAAATATCTGCCCTAGGTAATCAGTGTATTCTTTGTTTGCGGCTGAATAATCCATAAGCTCCGTCAAATCTGCCGTTATACTCTGAAATATTGGCAACTCGTCCTTATACTCATCATAAAGGCTGCTTAAATCAAACAAAGGCTTACCTTGTAACGCGGCTATCGCGTTTAAATTTTCTCTGGCAGCGGCGCAAAGATATGCGTCAAAGGCAATCGCGCCGCTGTGCTTAGAGCAGCTTTCAAAAGATTGCACTATCTTGTCAAATCTTTCTTTTTCCTGAGATATTGAAGTTATCAATGTAAAGTCACCTCAACTTTTTCAAGGGACTTTCTGTTCCCACGTGCAACTTTTAGAAGGGATTTTTGCAAAATGTTGCAATAATCTCTTCTGCGTCAGCTTCGGCAGCTGCCTTCAAGCAAGCAGCTGCCTTATGCAAATAATCGTCATCGCCGCCGCACTGCCAGTCATTGATACACAGCTGCGCATCATTCACAAGGCGATGTTTATAATCTTCAATGTTCATTTATTTACCACCTTTCTGCAATCAACCATAATGCTTTACGCCTCATTTCTTCCTCCGGTACAAATTTCCAATATAGAACCGCACCATGGACAATACCAATAATCGGCATTGGTACGGATTCCGCAATCAGGGCAGGTTACCAGCTCCTGCCCCGGCCTCTGGTAATACTTTTGCTCAACGTGTCCTCTCGGCCTGCCTGTAACTCTGCCCCGTGTCTCGATGCCATGCCTTGCATCACGTTTCTGGCGCACATGACTGCCGCTGCACAGCTCGCATCTGCGGGCTGGTGTGCCGTACGCCTTAATCACAGCAGGGCGGCCACAATATACACACAGCCCTAACGCACGGCGTTCCTCTTTAAGCTCCTTGCTTGCCATTGCTCTCAGCCTCGTAGATAGCATCTTCAAGTCTATTGCGCAAGCGCAGGTAAATTTCCAAGTTGTCGCGATGGTAGTCTAGCCCGCTGTTATACAGGCCTTGTGGCATCTCTCTTTTTGTATCTTTCAGCGCCAAAACCATACCGAGGTTCTCGCCAATGCTTTTATCTAAGGCGATACGCAGTGCCATACGCTCCGGCTCGGTGATGATCTGAACGTTAAGCGGCGACGATAATTTTAATTCTTTCATTTTCTCATCTCCAATGCTCACGTGCTTTTCGGTTAATGTCATTTTTAACCCTCCATGTCTTTCAATTTACGTGCTTTGCGATGCAGAACAAAATTAGATACCTGATGGCGCGCTTTTCTGCGAACTTCTACAAGCAGATGTCCTCTGTAGCTGATGTGTTTATTGCGCAGCAAGCCATACATGCTACGTGCTACAGCATAATAATCAATCTTTTGCATAACCTTTCCCTTCCTCTTTCTCCCAAATTTCCATAACTGCACCGGCAAAGCGCTGGCAGGTTTTGTTTTCCTCTTCATTCAGCTGGCGCTTCTTGACCTGAATGCTGCGTTGGTATAATTGTTTGGCCAACACATCCAGGCGGGTATCCTTAGCATTGAGCTTGCCGTAATCATGCGCCGTCACGAGCGCTATGGCCTGCAGCAAGACCTCCATGGTCTCAGCCGTTGCTTCCTTGGTCGCTTTGATTTCGCGTGCTGCCGATACCGCAATCGCCTGCGCCGGGGCAATGCCTTGCTTTGCACATTTAAATGCTACACGACGCTTATTTTTACGGGTTATACTACTCATTGCATCCTCCCATTTGGCGGATTTCCTCGCCGATAAGCTTATACAGCTTCTTCAGCTCCTCTTTGGTCAGCGTAATGCCCTTGCCAGGCTTACCGTTAGGGTTCCAGGTGCGCAGGTCATATTTTGTGTATTTCTCATCCCAGATAACCACGTTCAGCTCCTTGGTGTAACCGGAAGGGTTCTCGCTGAGAGCACCGATTCTTCTTTCCAATTTGAAATCAATTTTCATTGTATTTACTCCTTGCTTTTGTTATAATAACTATGATCGTTTTGCTTAGAGCATTGACAGTTTGCGGCTGCCAATGCTCTTTTTCTTTTGTCCATGCCAGCAGTGCTCATTTACGCACCTCGATGGGGATTAAAACCACATCGCCCACCTGCAGGTCACCTTTGATATTGCTGATTTGGCGCGTATAAAAGATAACCTCGTGAATGTCTCTGCGGTCGCCTTCGCGCTCCATTACGGAGCCCACCAAATGCCAAAGCGTGTCACCCTCTCCGGCGGTTGTCTTTACAACAAATTTTTCTTCCGGACGGCTGTAATCATACGCCGCCAAAATACAGCAGGCTGCCAGCAGAATGAACAATACTTTTTTCATCATCATTTCCCTCCTTTACACAACGCCCTTACGGATTTGCTCCAGACGAGCAAGGTAGCTATTGCCGGCATTAGCAGTGCGAATATTGACCTTGGCCGGCTTAATCACCGGTGTATATTCAGTCATATGCTCATTGCACATCTGCTCCAGCAGCTCATCAGCACGCTTCACGTTGATGCGCCAGCCGCCGATTTTTACGGCCGGCAGCTTGCCCTTGCGGCACATATCGTAGATGGTGCCTACGCTGGCTGATACGTGCTTAGCGTAGTCTTTGATTGACATGTACAGTACCTCAGCCATGTGAATCACTCCTTTCTTTTTCTTACTTCTCCACATCAGTGCTATAATGGAAGCACAGGAAGGAGGTGAGAATATGGTTACAACTTATAGGATAGACACCAGGTCGCTTTCGCCGGATGAGTATGAGCAGTTTTATAATGCTGTGGATCGCTTCGCTTTTATGATTTGTGTAGGGAAGCCGCACATACTCGAGGTTACATGGGATGAAAACGAACCATTAGAAAAATTAGTGCCTATTCCACCGGGATGTCTTTGGGATAAATTTTAATGGTGATTTTTTCGGCTTCAGGGCTACGTTCGACAATGGCCCTGAAGCTTTTTTTGCTGTTTATCGTATTCAGCAGCTGTTGAGCTGCTAACATACACAAACAGAAAGTTTTTTCTGTGATATTGATTGAGAGTGCAGGTTCTTCTTTCATACCTTCGCCTCCGTTTCTAATGGCCTCACGTGATGCTGGACTCATTCAGGTACTTTTCTTCTTTACGCTTAAACTCATGAATCAACTGCCATAAAACACGCTTAACCTCACCATAGGTCAAGCCTTGTGCTATAAACAAATCATTGATAGATTGCTTTGTCGTAGCAATTCTTTCCATTTGTTTTTCTGTCAGCATCTCTCTCACCCTCCCTTCCTCAGCTCCTGCACCAGCGCCAGCAGCTCATCCAGATACTCCAGCTTGTCCCAGCCTTCCAGTTCGCAGACCATGAGGTCCATGCCGAACACATCATTGACATGTTGGACGAATTAACCCCAGACCAGAAAAAACAGTTAGTAGATTTTATACCAGACATCATCGTTGAAACTCCCCAGTCTCGTTATGCTGCTCTGGTCTACGCCAAGTTTCTTGATGGCCTTCAAGGACTTGCTGTTGATTGCTTCAAAGATTGGCTTAAGAAAAACGTATTGCCTACGCTTTTGGTCTTGATGAATATGCAAGAGCAATAAAGTAAAGGCCGACATGTCAGGACATTTTTGAAACTTGCAATGATACTGGCGCTTCATCAGCCAGCAGTCACACATCTTATCCAGCTTCTTGCCACATTTATTGCAGAAGTTACCTTTTTTGACGACTTCCCCGCAATGCGGGCAGGTCGTCATTTCTTTATCATCCATCATTCCCCACCTCCCTTCTTTTCCACCACCTCGCAGCAGTGCTATAATAAAAGCACAGGAAGGAGGTATTTGTTATGCAAAGAAACGAATATATTTATATTCTTAACGGCATCCTTGACGGCTTAAAGAAGAACAATACGAGTAATGTTAATCCGCCTCTTTCGGATAAACAAATTGACGCTATTTCAACAGCCATTATAAATGCCATCACAAGATACGACTCTCTAAAACGCCCTAAATAATATCCACCTTAACATCGGCATATTCAAAAGGCATTTTCAGATCTTCTAAAGCTGCTTCCAATTCTTCCTGTGCCTTTTGGACACGCTCAAGCTTACGACCAAGCTCACTTCTTTTGTATTGAGCCTTCACCTCAATACAAATTGGTGAGCTTTTGCTTTTTGTATCTTCCATCATTCCCCACCTCCCTTCTTCCTCAGCTCCTGCAGCAGCGCCAGCAGCTCATCCAGATACTCCAGCTTGTCCCAGCCTTCCAACTCGCAGACCATGAGGTCCATACGGATATCTGCCAACAGGCGCAGCTTCATTTTTTCTCTCGCCAGACGATTAAACGCGCGGCGTGTTGCCGGTGTGTCCGGCGTAAATTGAATGTTCATTTTGGCCTTCTTTTCCACCGCCTCGCGTTCCGTGCTATAATAAAAGCGCAGGAAGGAGGTGATTTTATGAATATCTCTAATCCATTGATTGAAGAAAGCTTATTCGATTCGACAAATAAAGAAGACGGCAAAGAAATCTATGCTAAAGATTGCCATATTCTCCCTATTTGCAAATCTTACGGCCAAGCTTCGTATTGCTGTTTAGCAGGAGCATTCGTAGGTAAACGCTGCTCTTACGCTGAAAAAATGCAAATCGTTATCGCAAACGACGCGAATCCAAATGCAACTATCAAATATCCAAAACCTGATGCTGAAGAATTATCTCTCTATATTAAGGGA